GCGCTGATGGCGAGCGCGCAGTTTCCCGCGCAATGGCGAAGGCTGGAACAGGTCTCAAGAATGACTGGCGCGGACAAATCCTCGGCGCTGGGCTGGGCACGCGCCTCGCCCGCACCATCCGCTCGGCGGTCTATCCCAAGGGCATGGACTCGCTGAACGCGGCGACGATGGTCTGGACAAACGCACCAAAGGCAATTGGCGCTTTCGAGCGAGGCGCGCTGATCCGCTCGAAGAACGGCTTCTATCTCGCGATCCCCACGCCTGCCGCTGGTGTAAAGGGCGTCGGAAATAAGCGGATCACGCCGGGCGGATGGGAGCAGCGGACTGGCCTGCGGCTGCGCTTTGTTTATCGTCGCGGCGCGCCGAGCCTGCTGGTCGCGGAATCGCGCCTCACCAACAAGGGCCGCGCAGTGGCGTCTCGCTCCAAGACCGGGCGAGGCCTCGCAACGGTTCCGATCTTCATCCTCGTGCCGCAGGTCAATCTGCGCAAGCGTCTCGACCTCGCGCGCGACGGCGAAGCATGGGCGAACCGTGTGCCTGGCCTGATCGTCTCGAACTGGAAGGAAGGCACCTGATGCCCAGCAAGAGCGAAGCCGTTCTGCAGGCGTTGAACATCGCGCTGGCGACGACACTGCCCACAGGGGCCAAGCTGCTGCGCAACGCGGTGCTGCCCGAGCGGGTGCCTGCAAACGGGATCATGATACTGCGCGATGGAAGCCCAGGCACGCCGGAGGCGCTCATGTCGCCGCCGCTCTACGTCTACGACCACCGCGCCGAGGTCGATGTGGTGGTTGAAGGAACGGAGGCCGCGCGGGAGGCCGCTTTCGACGCTCTAAAGCTGGCTATCCACGCGGCCATCGATGCGGACCGCACTCTGGGTGGTCTTTGCGATTACGCGATCGGGGAGGCACCTGCTCCGATCAATCTGGCCATTGAGGGAGCCGAAGGCTTCAAGGCCGCGACCATTCCGGTCGTTCTCACTTACGGGACCCCCGATCCCCTTCTCTGAACCACGAAAGGAACACAGGACATGGCACGCGCACAAGGAGCGCGGGCGCAGATGGCGCTCGCCTACGAATCCGTCTACGGCACGCCGCCCGCGAGCGGTTATTTCAAAATGCCCTTCGCCAGCTCGACGCTTGGCGCGGAGCAACCACTGCTCGAGTCCGAGCTGCTCGGCTACGGCCGGGATCCACTCGCGCCGATCAAGGACGCGTTGACCAGCGATGGCGACGTGGTGGTCCCAATTGATGCGATCGGCTTTGGCTATTGGCTGAAGGCCACCTTTGGCGATCCGACCACGACCGGCGCGGAGGCGCCCTACAGCCACGAGTTCCGCTCGGGCAGCTGGATCCTTCCAAGCCTCGCCATCGAGATTGGCATGCCAGAAGTGCCGCGCTTTGCGATGTACGCAGGCTGCGTGGTGGATCAGCTGTCCTGGCAGATGCAGCGCTCCGGCCTGCTGACTGCCTCGGTCAGCCTCATTGCTCAGGGCGAGACCCCGGCAACCACCACCAACGTAGGTACACCGACCGAGATTGTGCTGCAGCGGTTTGGTCACTTCAACGGGGCAATCAAGCGCGACGGTGTGGCGCTGGGCAATGTGGTCTCGACCCAGATTACCTATGGCAACAACCTCGACCGCATCGAGACCATCCGCGCCGACGGCAAGATCGACGGGGCCGATCCCTCCATGGCAATGCTCTCGGGCAGCATGGAGGTCCGCTTTGCCGACACCACGCTGATGGAACAGGCGATCAACGGCACAGATTGCGCGCTTGAGTTCGCCTACAGCCTGCCCACCGGAGAGAGCCTGACCTTCACCGCACATTCCGTTTATCTCCCGCGTCCGCGCGTCGAGATCGGCGGGCCGCAGGGCGTGCAGGCGACCTTCGACTGGCAGGCCGCCAAGGACGCAGTCACCGGGCGCATGTGCACCGTCACGCTCATCAACGGCGTGGAGGCCTATTGATCATGCTCAAACTTGACCTCTCTACCGATCCGCGCTGGCTTGATCTTGCCCCCGGCGTCCGCGTGCGCCTGCTCCCGCTCACCACCGCGCTGATGGTGTCCACCCGCAACGATCCCAGCATCGAAGCGCTCCCCGAGGACGCCAGCAACGAGGACCGCGCGCTGGTCTTTGCCAAAGCGCTGGGCCGACGGGCCGTGGTGGAATGGGAGGGAGTGGGAGATATGGACGGCAAGGTTCTGGAACTCACCCCCGAGGGTGTTGACGCCTTGCTCGACATCTATCCGATCTTCGAGGCCTTCCAGGCGGGCTATGTCGCCAAGGCACTGGTGTTGGATCAGGAAAAAAACGTCTCCGCGCCCTTGCTGACTGGCACTTCAGCGGGGGCGATCGATACTGCGAAGCCTGCCAAGGCCCGTGCCCGGACTGCCCGCAAAAAATGAACCAACCCCAGACCTTTGAGGGCGCACAGGTCTGGGACTTGGTCGGACGGCTGGGCGGCCAGCTGCGGGCGACGCAGAAGACCATCCTTGGCTGGGACATGGGAGCTGCGCTGGCAATGGCGCAGGCGCTGGGCGTGAACGGCCTCGTGGCGATGGAGCTGCTGCCCGAAATCGAGGCGGTGATGGTGAAACGAGTCAACGAACGGATCGGAGATCAGCATGAGTGAAAAGCGCGTGTTCGTGCGCCTCGCCGCCGTGGGCGGACGACAGGTCAAGGCGGAGCTGACCGGCATTGGCGACGCCGGGGCCCGTGGCCTCGGGCGTCTGTCGCGCGAGGTCGATGTGGCGAACGCACGGCTTGCTGCCTTCACCCGCCGGGCCAAGATTGCAGCGGCCGCTGCAGCTGCTGCTGTGGTGGCAGCCGGTGCCGCGATGATCGGCTCCGGACTGCAAACCATCGACGCACAGGCCAAGCTGGCACAATCGCTGGATACAACCGTCGAAAGCCTGCAGGTGCTGGAGCGCGCTGGTGAACTGGCTGGTGTTTCCATCTCGGGGATCGAGCAGGCCACCAAGGACATGACCCGTCGCCTCAGCCAGGCTGCAGCCTCTGGTGGGCCAGCGGCGGCCGCGCTGGACCGGCTGAACCTCTCCGCCGAGACGCTGATGGACATGCCACTCGATCAGCGTATCGCGGCAGTGTCCGCTGCCATGACTGAGTTTGTTCCCGAAGCAGAGCGCGCTGCCGTGGCAGGGCAAATCTTCGGCGAGGAAGGCTCAATCGCCATGTCGCGGATTGATACAGCGACGCTGCGCCAGGCGACGCAGGATGTGCAGGACTTTGGCATCGTCGTCTCCGAACAGGACGCGGACCAGATCGAGCGCACCAATGATGCGATCTCACGGCTGGGCTTGATCTGGCGCGGTGTGTCGAACCAGCTGGCGGTCGCTGCAGCGCCCACGCTTGAGGCCGTGGCGGATGCGCTGGCAGCGATGGCGCGCACGACCGGGCCACTTGGAAGTGCCATTCAAGGTCTGTTTGAGAACATTGGACGCCTGACCACATTTGCGGTGACCTTCGCAGGCGTGATGGCGGGCCGGTGGGTGGCGGGACTTGTGGCCGCGACCTTCTCGGTCAGTGGGCTGGTGACAGGTCTGGTCTTTCTGCGCGCGGCGCTGATCCGCACCGGCATCGGCGCGCTGATCGTTGGCGCAGGCGAGATGGTCTATCAGTTCACGCGGCTGGTTTCTGGCGCAGGCGGGTTCGGCAACTCGCTGGACCTGCTCAAGGACGTGGCTGTCGAGGTCTGGGACCGGGTATCGCTTAGCGCGGATGCGGCTTGGGCGCGCGTGGAAGCTGGTTGGGCCTCCGCGCAGGCTGGTATTTACGACGGTTTGCAAGATGCAACAGCGGCGGTGGTCGGCTGGGCAAACAGCACCGTCAACACCTTCGAGGGCACATTTCTTGCAGTGCAGGCCATCTGGAGCGCGCTGCCGGATGTGTTCGAGCGCGTTGGTGCACTTGCAATCAACGGTCTGGTCGAGGTGATGGAGACCGGCATTGCGGGCATCACCGAGGCGATTAACACAGTGCTGACCCTTGGCGGTCGACGTCCCGA